GCCCTTTCTATCCTTCTGTGGTACGTCGCCCAAATCAGTTGAATACTCGTCTTCTGGGCTGAGTATATGAGCTGCCTCTCTGTCCTTTATCTTCGATGTAGCTGTAAAATATGGAGCTTCCTCTTTCATATAATGGTATATTGAGTAGAGAGTCGCCTGAACACTGTCAACACCTTTTACAACAGACTCGAATATCATAGCCTCCATCGAACCATATATATTGCCGGCAACAATAGACGCGGAGTTGACGACACCTCTCTTGGACAGAAATCGAAATAACCTGTCTTGGGCGCCATAAACTTTGTCGTCCAACATATCTTTTGCAACTGCAAGACACTTATTCTGAGATGGCATGACGATAATATCAATGTCTTGATGATCAAGAATCATGATACTGCCGTCCAGCATTCTACGAGCATTAAGCTCGATTACCACTGGTGCCTGCTCCATTCCGCCGGTGGCGCCCTGTTCTATGCTTATTTTAATTGACATTTGTCATCTCATCCACCAAATTCTGTATCTTGAGAGTTTTCTCAACTAAACCATCATCAATCTTCTCTTCCTTAAAGCCCTCCAGCATAGCTATGACTCCTTCCGCCTTCGTGCGCATTTCGTCATCAGATATAATATCTTCGTTACTTATGGAGCTGGATAACTCCTTCTTTAGTCTTCCTACTTCCTCGTTCATAAAAACTTTCAGCTCAATCCCGTTATCAGAGAAAGATGCCACAAATTTACTAAGAAGTTGTTTTTGCTCCTCCAATAGCGTCGATCCATATTGCTGATTGAATTTTTCTACGAAGGTTTTGTATACAATGTTATCTATATGTTCCTTCCTTTGATGGGGCTCAGTGTCGATTGATGATGACATATTTTCTATCATTTTCTCTTCCAACAAGACTCTCTGCTTCGTTGGGACTTCCGAATTAAATATGGAGTATGCGCTAGCAATACTTCTGTAGTTCGGAACAAAATTATTAAAAATATTAGAGGATATAGTTTTGTTGATAGTCCTTATGAGGGCGCTCTGTTCTGCAAACAACTTCCTCTTATCGATATTGTCATGAGCAATCCTTGATTCAATGAGAAGCTTCTCCGCAAGGTTCCTATTCACATTCTTAGTCTCGTATATGGTTTGGTACAAACCCAGTTCTTTTACTAAAAGAGAATTAGCAGAAAAGTGCTCTTTTATTATAGATAGAATATTATTCTTCCTTTTAGTGCTCTTTTTGATGACAGCTCTTGTAAGCTCCCGAACTAACGCCTCATAAACAAAAGCAACGTTCCTCTTCTTATTATGTTTCAGTCTCATCTTTATCGTCCCTCAGTTGTAATTCAGATATTAATAATCTGATGTCTTTGTTGACTTCGAAAAGCTTCCTCTCTTCTTCTATATAACTAGGCGTTGGTGACTCAAAAAGTCCCTTTCCTAGCCCAAGTAACTCAGCTGCGCCCTCTAAGCCTGTTGACGGGGCTCCTTTGAAGACATTTCTTGGTGTATTTCTAGCAGTTTCCCTACTCCAAGCCGCGGCGGCAGTCTTTCTTCTGGGGCCGGAACTCTTTCTGCCATCGGCGTCTACAGGAGTATACTGCTTACCTTTTGATTTGTCAATCGTGTCGTCTCGCTTCCCCGGGGGCTCTGCCAGAAGTGATGCGTCGGACACCTCTTCGCCGCCAGCTTCGGTTTCCGAGCCCAGCTCTTCGCCGCCCAACTCTTCGCCGCCCATGTCCATGCCTCCTGCCAATTCTTCCTCGGGCCCCACTGCGCCGACTCCACCAGCGTCGCCGCCAGTTGCAGCTGCCTGTTCCATTTCAGCGACAACCTCAAGTGATGCCTCGAACCTTCTGTCATAGTACATCTCTCTCTGGTTTCTCAAGAACTCTTCGTCTGTGAGCCCGAACATCTTTGATGCCAACCATCGACGGCTGAAAAAGCCCTCTGTGGCAGACGATGCTGTTTCGAACTTAGTCTTCCAGTGTTCAAGCTCTTGCAATTCAGATATCTTAGATGGGTTATTCAAAGCTAATTTAAATGAAACCAAATCATCTTCGCGAAAACCCAACACATAAAGGTGGATAATCCCCACCTTTTCAAGCTCAGATAACAAAGATCTTTGAAGTCTCTGTATTGTTCTTGCGAACCTAATATCCTTTTGAGCCAAAGTAGTCTTATCTTCGTCGCCGCCGTCTTCTCCTCTAGACAGGTACGACTGAGGTACCTTGAGGGCAGCAAACAATTTATCTCTCAAATATTTAACATCGTCGATGTCGCCGGTATAGGATCCGCCGGGAAGGGTTTCCACCCTTGAGGATTGTCCTGCCCGGATTGGAATAAAGTAATCCTCGTCTATAGACAAGGGATTGTATCTCAGATCCACCCTTCCAGTCTCAGGATCTACAACCTGGTTTCTTTTCATTTGAGTCATTATCTTTTGCATAAACTGTTCTACATCGTTTGGGGGTATATTCCCTATGTCAATATAAAACACGCGGCGTTCGGGAGATCTCACAATTCGATACGCCATCATTGCATCTTCCAGTAGCGTCAACTGCCTCCATATTCGCCTGGCAGGCTCAAGTATCGAAGTCCCGTACGGAGCATACTTATCATTTCCCAAGATTCTAAAGTGGGCAACTTGCCAATTCTCGAAAGTCATTCCTGAAGAATTCCACTGAAATTGTACATAGTTGGGGTTTGTCTTATCCTCCCCCTCAAGACGCTCTAGCTCCGGGGTTGGAAGCCCTATAACGCTTTGTATGCCCCTATCCTCATCAATATCTAAGTATAGGAACATGTCTCCATACTTGCACATCGTGCGGCACCAACCGAAGACATTGAATTCGACATTCAACGTATTATAGTATAGAGAATTAAGTATGTTCTTTATCTCTTCATTCGGACAATCAATGTTCAAAAGGGGCTGCAATTTGCTATTCGTTGTCATCTCATCAGCATATATATCCAGCGATGATGCTATCTCCGGAGTGTATTCCATTTGATCGAAATCAACATATCTCTCTGTTCGGTGCTGATTTGCCATAACATTGGCTTGTAAGTTAGAGAATGGGTCATATGCCATCTTCTTGAAGTGCTGTCCGGACGCGGATTTAAACCTAGAAGAAAACTTATCTAAATCTATTCTGCGAATGCGGCGTCCTGTTTGTGTCCTGTAATTGACTAAGGGGCCCGATAGAAGCCTAGTAAGTCTTCTAAATAATAAATTTTCTGCGTTTCTTGGATTCTTTTTCTTATCTGCCATATTCTTTCTTTATCCTCTGTAAAGCCACGGATAGCTTGTCTTGTTCTTTTCGTGCTGTTTCATTTTATCAAATATTTCATCATTTTTATAGCCAACCATGCCTTTTATTGTAGTATTAATCGTTGTGTTTGTCCTTACCATGGAATTAAGCATACTTCTCTTGTACTCCATGTCCCTTTTGTTGACAGTTAGCGCAGTATCCATAACCCAACAGCCAACTGCAGCTGCCATGACTAAGTCATCGTTATAAGATCTCATCGCCTGTGGCTTACCGTGATTCCACACAAAAGTCCTCATTTCATTTAAAAGCCTTGAGGAATATACAGTAATTAGTTTATTTCTTACGAATTCTTCCATCTTTGCAATAATAAGCGGCCGCGTTTTTGTAGTTGTCGAAAACCCAGGAATAGAATTCGATACTGAATCTGCTTGTAACTGATCTACATACTCATGTGTCGACTTGACTGAAAAATATATATTAGGATATGCTGCGTCTATCAACTTGTCTAACACTGCATATCCCACAGAATTGTTTTCCACAACAAGCAAACAATTTCCATATTCCCTGCCGGAGTCAAATAATATTCTAGAAAAAATATCTGGTGTAACCTTGCCTTGATACTCTGCAACTATCTCCATAGTTTCCAAATTAAATATATGAAACACCGAATAGTCTTTTCCGTCGCCCCTTGCTACGTCTGCAGATAGAAGATACTGGCAGCCAGGCTTATACTCTTCCCATATCCACATGTTTCTATCAAAGCCAGTTTTGTATTTTGGATCTACTATAACTTCCGACATCGAGTCGATGTCTGTTCCGTGAAAGACTGTTTCGCCAGACATGTTGAAACTACACTCCAACTCCTGTGCGGCGTCTCTTGAAGACATATTTTTTGTCTCTTTCTCATACCAGGCGAGATCTCTATCTGGATGGACGTCCCAAAGGAGCTTGGTGGGGTGAAAATCATTTCTCCCATCTGATGCCTCCACATAAGTCTTATGAAACCAGTTCCCAACACCGTTTGGGGAGGATAAGGCGATGCAGCGGCCGCCAGTCGATAGAGTAGAATATAGAGATGTCCACAAATCAGACATCCCTTCAACGTGAGCGGCTTCATCAACTACTAAAAGGGATAGAGCCTCAGATCTGCCGGCGTCGCCGGAGGTAGATGATGCTTTTATCTGCGATCCATTAGAGAGTTCAAAGGAATTCCGGTTATCAATAATGACAGTTGCGAGTTGCAGCCACACAGGAAGATTCCTTATCGCTAACTTTACCTTCTTCACCAAGTTCGCTGCAACTTGTAATTTTGTCGCGACAACAAGGATGTTTTTCTCTCTTCGAAATAACATCATCCAGACAATATACGACGCGGTAACTGTTGAGATGCCTAGCTGCCTGGCTTTTAAAATCACATTAAAGCGGCTGGACTCGTAGTCCCTTAGCAATTCCTTTTGAAAGTCATACAATCTAAAAGGTATTAAGCCCCTCTGAGGGTGTGTTATCTTTGAATAATTATCTATGAAATATACAGGATCCTTGCCGCACTTGACAATCTCCTTCATCATTTCTTGTTTTGTTAAGTCGAACGTCATTAATCACGTTCGAATACCAGGTTTCATGTTTGTTGGATCAAAAGGCTCAAAGGAGTCTTTCTTCCTAGAATCATTCTGGGATTTTTTAGACTTTTTGCCCAATTCCAGCCACTTTTTGATACTATCATCTAGCTTGTATTCGCTTTTTGCTGAAACTTCATCGGCGTCCATTCCGCCAATAGTGTAATCGCACTTAGCGATAACCCACGCTCTAATCCTAGAAGTACTCTCAACTCGAATGTCAATTTCTCCATCCTTCTTTAAGGAGATTGCTGATCCTGATATCTTTTTATACTCCTTTTTTAGAAATTTTACCACGTCTTTTATCATGCTTTCCATATCCGACTCGAAGTCTTTATCGTGAACTTCCTTCAATTTCACGTCTCCATGATAATACACACAAAGGCGATTGCCGCCCACTAGTTTCACAAAAAAGCCGTCCATAACCCTTGAGTCGTTTATCGGGTGCCCCTCTTCTCTCTTAAGTCCTATTTCTATAGGATTGCCCTCATCGTCTAATGCTCCATCGTGGATGTTAGACATGGCTTGTGAGATTCCATTAATAATTTCTAAAGTACTTGCCATTATGTGTCCCCTGAATTGCTATTTTAACGTCCCTAGTCCTAAATAGTTACCTAAACACATTTAGACTAATCTATTTGAGGGCGCCAGCCAGTCGCCCATCTATCTTCTCTGTCCTCGACATGTTGGACATAACACTCAAAACAGCACTGATATCGGTTCACGTATACGCTATCCTTACTATTTAAGAAGTAGTTCTTGCAAACTAGGCACCCCTGTGTGGAGGGTTTCTTAAGAATATTTTTCGAAACTAACATACCTTTGTGCTCACACACATCACTCTTAGTCTTACCTTTTTCAACTTTCTCGTAAAACTTTTTTGATTGATCAATATATTTCTTTTCTTTTTCCTTTGTCCAGAATTTTTTAGGATTTTCTATGGCTTCCTTTCCATACTTTTCCCCTATTGCCTTCTCTATCTCCGCTATATTCTTGATGTCTTTTGACACTATTGTGGGTCCTCCTGCAGCGACGCGACTAGCCAGCCCACTAGAATAGTTGTTGCAACGCCAGCGGTAAACCCGCC